TCGATGGCGTAGCTCGGCTTGCCGCGCTCCAGCAGCTCGGCCGCGGTGTACGAGCGCCCGTTGACCTCCTGCTGGTAGTAGAGCTCGCCGTTGTACTCGACGCTCTGGAACCCGAGGGGCGCCGGGGCCGAGCTCGGCACCACCGTGTCGCGCGGCGCCGTCGCCGGCTCGGGCTCGCCAGCGATCCCGCCCGCGACGCCGACCCGCATCGCACCGGCGCGTTCCGCATCGGCGACGTCGGCGGCCACCGCGGCATCCGAGGCGGCCTGGGACCGCGCGCGAGCATCCCGCTGCTCGCCGAGCCAGTCGACCTCGTCGACCTCGGTCTCGCCCGCGATCTCCGAGCTCACCCCGATGCGGAAGCCCTCGGCCTCGCGCTCCGCCGTGGCCAGGTCGGCGCTCGCCTGCTGGTGTGCCGCGGTCGCGCGGTCGAGCTCGGCCCGGCTCTGGGCGTGGGTGGCCCGCCGCTCGGCCACGCGCTGCTGCGCCTGCTGGAGCTGCTGGTGGCGGGCGCGGAGCCGCGGCGGTGGTTCAGCACCGATGGCGAGCTCCGCGCCCAGGGCCTCATCGGGCGAGAGCTCCGGCTCGACCTCCGGAGGCTCCTCGTCAGCGGCCGCGGCCTCGTCATCGGCGAGGTCCTCGGCTGCCGCTTCGTCCTCTGCGGCGGCTTCCTCTTCCGCGGCCGCATCCTCCTCTTCGGCCGCGTCCTCTTCAGCCGCCGCGCCGTCCTCCGCCCGTGCGGCCTCCTCGCCGGCAGCCTGCGGCCCGCCCGGCCCCTGCGCACCACCACCGTCCCGCGCCGGCTTGATCCGCGTCGACAGCGCGCAGCGGCAGCTGATCGTCTCCTCCCCGTCGGCCTCCGGATCGCCGGGGAACCGCAGCTCGCCGCCGAGCCCGCTCACGAACAGCTCGCCAAACCCGCGGGTCTGCCCGTGCATCACGCGGTGAAAGGCGCGCTCGTTCTTCTTGTTCTTGGCGCCGGGGCTGTGGTTCCAGGTCCGCTCGATCTGCTCGGCGTCGAGGTCGCCGTTGCGGATCGCCTGCCGATACAGCTCCTCGTTGCCCTGGTGGGCGACACGTAGACCCTCTGTCCGCGCGATCGTCTCGGCCCGATACCCGACCCAGTTCGCGCGGTACTTCTCGACCATCGCGTCGATCCGCTCCTGCGGGATCACGCGGCCATCGCGGATCGCTGCCATCAGCGCCTTGTCGGAGCGTCCGTCGCGCAGCTCGTAGGCCAACGCCGCCTGCAGGTTGCCGCTCTCGAGCGCCAGGCGGTAGTTCTCGACGATGCCCGTCTGGTACTGCGTCAGGCCGATCGAGTCGCGGATCTCGCGGGCGACCACGCGCGGGTTCGCGCCGGTCCGTGCGCCCTCCATCAGCGCGTCACGGATCGTCACGCGCTCTTCCGTGGTGATCTCGCGGATCAGCTCGAGCCGGTTTTGCTCCGCCCAGCGCATGGCCGCGGGGTCGGCGGCGTCGAACACCGCCAGCTTCTTGCGGAACAGCGCCCGCTTCCTGTGCGTCGCCGTGAGCTGCCCGTGGAGCCACTTCGCAGTCGTCTGGCCCGCGTTGATGTACGCCGCGAGCTCGCCGGCCGCGAACGCGCCGGCTGCACGCTCGGCACCAGCGAGGATGACGGCAGGGTCACCTGTCGCGATCCGAGCGGCGATCGCGTCGACCGTGTTCTCCTCCCGTAGGTGCGCCAGCATCCCGAGCCAGGCGCGGCCGATCCGACCCTCAGTGGCCGTCAGCAGACGCTCCATGCCCTCCGCGTCCACGGCTCACCGGCACTGGCAGAGGTAGGTCGCCGAGGCGGGGTCGCGCTGGACCGCGCGCTTGCCGCCGTCGTCGTTCACGATCGTCGAGGTGACGCCCTCGATCGTGATGCGGTCGCCCGGCTCCGGGACAGCGCCACCGGCGATCGTCGCGCCGAACAGGCGGACCACGCGGTTCGCGTCCTTGATGAGCGTGTTGGCGATCTGGAACGCGCTGAGCGACGCCACCAGCCCCTGCGCTCGGTACGTCGTTGTGGTCGGGTTGGTGCCCGCGCTCACGTGCGCCGGGTCGCGCGCGCCGGGCGTGACCTTGATCAGTACCGCGGGCTTGGTCAGCTCGGCGCTGACCAGCGCGTCAGCGACCAGCGAAGCAAGCTCTCCGTCGAGTAGGCCCACCTCACTCCTCCGGCCAGGTGAGGCGGAATTGCCGGCGCCGCGAGAACTCCGAGCGGGTCCCGCCGCCCGATCCGAAGCCGCCAGCCCCGTCGTCGCCGGGCGCGGCGAGGAACCGGCCGACCAGGCGCTGCACGACGACCGGCATGACCGGGGCGGTGCCGAGCGCCGCCGACGTCGGCGCGAAGAACGAGGCCCCCACGCCACCGCCGCCGCTGACCGACTTGAGGTTCGTGCCCTGGTCGACGGACGACACTACCGCGGGCTTCGCGCTGATCAGCACCGCGAGCTCGAACGCCGCCTGGACGACCTCAGGCGGTACCGTCGCGACGTCGACTGCCACGCCGTTGCGCGTGAGCCCCGTCCGCGGAAACTGCAGCGTCGTCGCCGCGCCGCCGACGGTTCCGATGGCGGCGCCGTCCCACGGTTGCTCGTCGAGGTACCGGGTCGCGGTCACGAGCGTCCGCCCCTGGTCGTCCGGCAACAACGCGAGCCACGCGGAGGCCGCCGGCGCGAAGATCCCGCCGATGTAGCTGCGAGCCGCGTCGAGCCCGCCGTAGACCTCGGGATCGGGCGCGACCCCGGTGATCTGTACGGTGAAGATCGTCATGCGCGCCATCGCTTTCCGCGGGGCTGCGCGCCGAGGTCGTCGACCTTGACGTCCACCTCGCCCCTGCTCGGGTCGGGCGGCGCGCCCGGTTGTGATGCGCGGGCACCGGGGCGCTTGCCGCCTGGGCGCGCCCCGAGCATGCCGAGCTGCGCGGGGGTCGGTGCCGGCGGCGCGGGCAGATGCAGCCGATCGCGGATGACGCCGATCGCCTCGTCATCCGGCGCGAGGCCGGCTTGGGCCAGGTAGAGCAGCGCCTGGCACGTCGCCTCGACCGCGTCGGTCGAGATCGGCTCGGCCACGAGCGTCGGCGTGCACGTCTCTGGGTCGAGGCCGTTCAGCGCGACCAGCGGCCTGGCCAGGTCGTTGGTCGCCGAGGCGGCGATCTCGGTTAGCGTGGCCTGCAGCGACGTCGCGAAGATCGACGTCTTGTCAGCGTGCATCGCCAGCGAGCCCGACTTCGAGCCGCCCATCATCACGAACTCGATGCCGAGCACGCGCGCGATCTCGAGCTGCAGCCGGCCGATGACCGCGTTGATGTCGGTGAGCCCGCGGGCGTCGCCGCGCAGCAGCTCGAGCGCCCACTTCTGCACGGCCGACACCGCGCTCTGGTCGACGTTCCGGTAGGTCGCCGAGTCGAGCAGCAACCACTGCAGCTTCTCGGGCGACTTGATGATCTCGCTGATCACGCCGCGGAGCCGCGCGGTCCGCTCGGCGACGAACGCTTTGCGTTGCTCGCGATCCGAGCCGCCGCCGGCCCTGATCTCTGCCTGAGCCATCAGCTCGTCGATCGGCGCGCGCCCGATCGGCATGCCGCGGAGGTCCGTCTCGTACGCGAACCCCTCGAGCCCCTCGAGCACGCCCAGCCGCCGAACGAGCTCGATGACGTGGCGCATCAGCCCGACGCCCTCGGGGCTGTCGGTGAGGGTGTCGTCCCAGCAGTAGAACAGGCGGTTGCGCGGGATCACCCAGGTGTGCCCGGCCCGGGTCAGCTGCCCGACGGCGCGCCACGGCTCCTGCTCGCTCGGCTTGTCCCAGCGCTGGATCGTGTGCGGCGGCCGGTGTGCGATGTCCGCGAACACGATCATCCCGTCGTCGCGCCGCCGGACCGTCCACTCGTGCAGCGAGAAGCCGTTGATCTTGAACAGCGACGACTTGCGCACCACCATCGGCCAGGGGCGCGGCATCTGGGCCTTGAGCAGGCCCTGCGTGACGATGTCGACGCCGCGCTGCGCGTCCTTGCCGCCACGCTCGTTGGGTTGCGCGTGCCAGTTCGTGCCGGCGAGCAGATCGCACCGATACCGGAGCCCGGTCGCGACGATCGCGGTGTGGTGCGCGTCGGCGAACGTGACCCACTTCCGCTCGCCGATCAGCTCGTGACGCCGCTCGTTCGTCGGCAGAAAGCCGCCGTACGCCTCGACGCCGTCACCGCCGTTGGGCCGCGTGTTCGGCGCCGGGCGCGCATCGCCGCTGAACAGCGACGAGATCGCCTTGCCGACGGACGCGAAGATGCCCACGCGACGACGCTAGGCGTCGAAGTCGTACCGGGTCGATTCTGCGCCGGGCGCCGGGGTCGTGGTTGGCTCGTCGCTGCTGCCAGCGAATCCCCCGTGACTGGGGCC